ATAAAATAATTCCGGATAGATTGGTTAAGAAGGCTGCTGTAATGAATAAGATTGTTCATGCTGATATTAAAATTGGCAATACATGCAAAGTTGCATGTGCAATGTGCCATCCATGGCCACTACTAATAACATTACTTCTTTTAAGTTTTTAAAAATATCCATGGTGTCAATACAGACAAATCCCAGTTGCTCTGCTCGATCCCACTGCTCTTTCATTTGTGGAATCCACCACTCAAGCAATTGTAAACTAATGGCTTCTCGTTTTTCCCATTTTTCAAGTGCATCTATATTATTGTTCCAAGCAGCTAAGTCCAACCCCTCTATTGCTCGGGTAGAATATTTTGGAATTTTTTGCTGAGTAATCTTTGCAAACTCAGCTGAGTCATCAGTCTTGGGACCTAAATAAAATTTTATACCATGTTCTTTATTAATATATTCAATTACCTCTATGCCTTTCATGTCCGGCATTGGAACAATAGGAGTAAAAATATTATCATCTGATTCAATATATTTCTTTTTAATTAACGCTTCCTTAGTTACTGGATGCCATTGTTTCTTAAAACCATGTGATGTAACTATGTCGTTGCCGGGTACAAAACTTAACCAAATATTCATTGACATTTCCCACAATTAAATAAGCAATAGTCTGGTTTACTAGTCTGTATTGTAGCATAAAAATTATTAAAATAAGATATCTGATTACTTAGTTTACTAGTTTTAATATTATGGTCCTCTTTATTTTTACGCCATTGACTCTTATAATGAAAGTTATAGTGTTTGCTATAACAGCATGGTGAATAGTAGCCGTCACTGCTAATAAAATGCATCATGTCATCTTTACATTTAGGATCGATCTATAACAAAATCTCTATTAGGAGTAGTTTCAAATTTTCTTTGTACAATATCCCTTGGGTGTCATTGCATCTATTGGTAAGTGTAGCAACACCACCAATAGTTAAGGCGTCAATAATACCCTCACATACTATACTAAACTTTCCTCCTTGGGATTTGCCTGTCTATTCCGTAAACGTAGTTGCTCTCGTAATTATTAAAGTATTTAGGCTTAGTCTCGTTATCTGCGGCTCTTGCTGTTGATCCTATAACACGGCCCTGCCAAGTACAGGGAATAATAATACGCTTATACATTCTAGCAGGTTTAGTGTCGCTCCACAATAACTCATTTACTGGCATCTTACGCTGTTGTGCATATTCCAGTAACTCTGCTGGGCCTTGTGTTAATGGCACACAATCTTGAGGTAGTTCACGCTCTGGAAACTCAATAGTAAACTCAGGTTCATCTATCTCCTCTTCAAGCACCACAGTATCTTTAATGCGCAGCGCTTCAACTACTACACGTTTTCATTTTAAGTCAAGCATAAACGATACGAAGAAGTTTCAAAGAAGGTATGTGACGACATCACGTGGGTTAAAACGCTTTATATCCAATAATCGGGGCGCGCTGCACGGTTAATATCTTCGGGCGAAACCCATTGTAAACAAAATATACCGGCATCTTCTTCTTTTTCGAAATAGAATGAAAACGCCGTACCGCTAGAGTGTTTAGCAATCACGTCGCCTTTACAGTTATGATGAATCCATAACCGAAGCTGGTGCGCTGACCGTCCTGACTCATGTGTTATTCCACCGACCATAGTGTATCCATCGGTATTATAGAACATTTGAAATATAGTGTCATTTGAAATATAGTTGAATGTCATTTTATTACTCGAACGATTTCCATATCGATGTTATAATCATCACTGGCAAAGTCCAAGTAGTCTTGGTATGATTTACCTACCCATGCAGGAAGTTCATCTTCCATCTTATGCCAGCGTGGACCTTTCCATTCATCGCATTTGTATGTGGTATCCCATCCGCCGTCTTGTGAATACATGGGTGATTCTTGCACGTCACGGACATAATCATCACTATTCAAAATAACATCGGCTGTTAATACTAATAGTGTACAGCCGGTAAGGGTATAGTTTATACCATCTTTTGAATGCGGTGTCATTGTATTGCCTATTTGAAATGCGTTAAAAACTGTGATTTTGGGGATTTGGTAGAATCAGGGGTGAACGATACTGTTACCGGGTCACCCCTGTTTCTAAATTATTCGATTTTTATCTACTATGTGAGTAGTTTATCTAGCCAGCACCTCTTTGAGTAGAACGCAATGTCTAAACTATTGACTGTAGGGATCAGCCACTATACTATATTTATCATGTAATACTATACACGTTTATACTCTAGTATTTATATCAAGTCTGAGATTACGACTTGTAGTAGGTGTCTTTGGGCCGTACCGAACGATATCCCTATCGTTGTTAATCCTTTATCCACTAAGTGCCTTGCGGCTTACCTAGTATCACCTAATGCTGCCTTGATTAAAGTGGTGGCGTTTCCACTGTCGCATTACACTACTCGTCCATCTATCTTCCGCCTGTCTTGCGAACAGTTCAACTTTGCTAAAAGTTTACGTCTTCTTTTCGAACAATCACTCGCAGCCTTGGGAGCTTTGAGCAAACTACATTCACTTACGTGTGTAGTATTAAGCACCTTTAGTGCAATACCGGGACAGACTTTCCATTTGACAATGTTGGAATTGAACCAACGTTCGTCTGCTATGAAGGCAGATGTCTAACCATTCGACATATTGTAAATCACCATGATGTGCTGTCCCTGTTGCGTCATAACCTTTTGGGTTACAATATACAACACACCACCTGTTTTTCGGCTTGCGACCTAATAAACGTTTCTTCTGGTTTATGTCCCTCTTCAAAGAACGAGGTCCATCCACCGTTGAAATACCAACCGCCCTTCTACGCTAATAGTCGGACTACTTTGATTACCTGTTAGTCAATCTTCGCTGAATAGGTTTGCATGTTATGGCGATGTTGCTGCATCTTTTGTCCTCATCGTTGACCAAGACCATTTTATCCTTTCGGACCATACCCCTATCTTACCGTGTAACCCCTACCTTTCGATAGAAGTCCCGTCGCCGGGAGACTCAGGCTTGTTTAGATGGACCATTACTGGCGATGCTATGTGATATATACATCTTTGGGTACGTTACCGCACTTATCCTTAATGGACGCTAAACCGCCCATTAACTCTATTCTATTTTCAATCAGCGTTGCTACACTGTCTGTAGCGGCTTACTTATTCAATATAACCATTATACTATAACTAAATGGCTTTGTCAATAACTATTTTCAAAAAACTTATTATATAAGTGCTTTGAAAATGGACCGATGGCTGCGCCTTACATACGCTATCGGTCCCTAGCACATGGGTCTTAAAGTAGACCACACCGTTGATTCTTATCGACCCTCAACGAACCCGTCCAAAATTAAAGTATTTGAAAAACTGCATCAGCTTTGTTTTGCCTCGGAATATCAGGGGTTCTTTATTTGATTTAACCATTATACTATATTGTTATGGCATTGTCAATCTAAAATTTTAAAGAATGTTTTAGGTGGAAAAAAACTGTGCTACTTCACAGGAAAGCGAGCTGGTCTAAAACTATGGAACAACTAAACATAGGAGAGACTTACGCTCGCGCCTAAAACATTCTTTAAACTTTCAGTCTGTCAACAACTATCATCATTTGATTTCTTCCTTAAATACGCACAAAGCAACGACACTAGATTCATTTTCATTGCCAGAGCCGACTTCAATGCGCATTTCCTTAATTGATTGCGAACATACTTCATAGCTGGGCATCGTCGCATGCGGATTCGAACCGCTTCAAGGGGTTAACCTCTTATCTCCACGCCCTTCCCGGAAAGGGTCAGTCAATTCTTTATCCAAAAAACATAAAAAAGAATGCAGCACCAACACCACTACAAACAGCAATCATCAGTACGACGGTCTTAATATCTTCTCGGTCAATTTTCATCTAAGCTTCTCCAATACATTCACAGCTAATGTCTTTTAGCCAATAATAATCAGCGTCCATTGCCTGATTGGTTGCATCATGTTCATCTTCTGCGATGTTATGATTCGGATATTGCTTTGAACGCCATTTTTGTTAACTCGGTATACAGGTTTAGATTTTCTTTAATCATGTATTCCTGTGTTGGGGATTTGGCGTGTTGAAGTTGGTGTTCATATAGTTTGGCTTCATGGCGTAGGTATTTCCATAATGATACCATAGCATCCATTGACGGTTCTTTATTCATTGACTTAATGTATGCGTAGTATGTTGGATTACGATTAAGATAAGTCTTACTGAATTGCTTATCGGATAGTCCAATGTTTTCTATACGCAGACGATGTAATATTTCGTTAAGGATATCGATCATATTGTATTATACTATATGTGATAGGTTAAGTCAAGATATTAATATGTTATTATCAACTATAAATTATTCGATAAAGTAACTTTGAAAGACTTTGTTACATAAGAGGTATACAAGAATATCAAACGATAATCTACTAGATAATGGAAGATTTATTTAATACCTTTTAAAGTGCTAGGTGATTCTGTTTCCAAGTTCACCTAGCGAAACTCATTTCCTACGAAGCAGGGCGAAAACCGTTAGGTTCAGGCTGCTACCGCCATAGGAACAAAATTGTCGTTAGACGCTTTTGCAATTGTTGTGTCGTTACGTTAACCCAGTTTCCACGGGACAATCTCGGTATCGTTTTTACTGCATCAGTCGAACCTGTTTCACTCCCATCATAAGGACACCATATAATATCCTTATGGTGGAAGTGGTGGGTACTGCCCCCACGTATCTGAACTGCCTATTATACTAGCCTCAAACGATTGTATTCTTATTTAGTGTGTCATCTTATTGTTACCATGTGTATTATACCACTATATAACAGGAAAGTCAATTGTTTTATAATAAATAAGTATCTATTGATAAATGCGTCAATAGTTATTATGGATTTCTTCTAATACTACAATATTGACGGCGATGGGTGGAACTTTCACAGTGATATCGGGCAGGATATAACGGTGGTAGCGCACTTCGGAAGTATACCAGCATGATCCTGATGGGACGTTATTCGGGATTTTAACGAATAGGTCGGCGTGTTGTGCAACCCCTGCTGGCCACACGGTGTTTGGACTTGGGCGTGTCACTAGGTTAGAATATAAGTTTCCATCGCTACACATAAGGCTTTGGTCTATTACAGTAAGACGGGGTGTTGTATATGCGGTATAAGTGAAATCTAGTTTGGCATATTCACCGGGGCGTGTTGGTCCATCGATATGTGTTGCACTAACATCACGTATGGGTGCTTTAATATCCATCCAGAATAGTGTTCCCAAAATAGAACAGGATGTCAATACGAATAGCAAGAATCCTACTGCAAAAATATGTGATGGGTCTTTGATATCTACGTCATTGCACTCATTTTTGATATGTGCCACTAAGTTCATTGTATTTTCCTTTTATGATATATTTACGATAACTGAGGCTACGATGGCTGTTACTACGGATATGAGAATGATACCAGCAAATCCATACGCAAGGATTTTGACTGGTGTGTGTTCATGTTTAGTGATGAAGTCATGGCTCATACTTTTTTCGATGCTGGTTAAACGGCGTTCTAATTCAATAGTGCGTTCATCGATACGACCAAGCAACTCACGTATGTCGTTGTTTTCTCGTCTGTCAAAGCTCTGTCGTTCTTCTGTTTTCATAATCTTTGCCCAATGCCTGTATACGTTTATTTACTATATATTAGTAAAGATTATGGATGTATATATTATGTAAGAAAGTCTTCGTCGGTAAATCCAGCAACATTTTGTGTATCATTAAATTCGTTGATAGGTTCAAGATCATCATTTAGTTGACCTGCATAACCTATACCGTATTCGGCGAACTGCGCAAGATTTTGTCCTTCACGCAAACCAAGTTTAAGGAAGTCGCCTGTTTGTGTAGGTGCGGCGGATTTTGCTAGGAATTCTGCACGGTTGCTACCATCTTGTCCATACGTTGGTAGTTGCCTTGCGAAGCTTAACATGGTTGCTTTATTGCCGGGTGACACCAGCGAGGTATCGATATCGGATATAGCAATGTTTTCTAGTTCGGTATTCAATTTATCTGCGGTGCCTATCCAGTTATTGCGTGAGGTGTCTATTAAATTTTGAACCGTTGGTGAACTATTGTTACCTATGATTGTGAATTCGTCTGTGATTTGAGTTTGTTTGGCGCTTGCCCAATCGTCCAATGTAGCGAAGATACCGATCAGTGGATCATTGATTGTTCCTGCGGATACATCTGTATATGCTCCACCAAGACCTGCGCTTAGTTGACCATATAATGATTGAACGTCTGCGGTTACGCCAAGGTCTGATAGTTGGTCGATTGCCTGTTTATATGACGGTATGTAATCTTCGATGCCATATCCTGCGGCGATACCCATAACGTCACGCATTAACACTGATCCGTCTGGACCAGTGCCGTTACCAAAGACGCCTGAAATATTACTAAAGTATTCAGGTGATAGTAGGTCGGTTTGTCCGAGAATATTGGTTAAGTCGCTTCCGCCTGCCATGCCGCCCATCATATCCCCTAGATCACCAAGACTGGCCAATGAGCCTGTATCAATGCTACCTAGTTTTGTTCCGAGGTCAGCGAAGCTACTGAATGATTTACCAATATTGTTATCGAGAACTTTTGTTACATCGGTCAGCTGACCTAGATTATTAAGATTGATTCCTGATCCCATCACTTCTTGGATGTCGGCAAGGTCGGTGATATTAGTAATACCGTTCATTACTTCTTGTATTTTTCCTTGGTATAGTGGGTTAGAAAGATCATCTAGTGGAATCCCCAACCCTTCAAGTTTGGTTGCTATGTTACCGATATCACCCAGTCCTTCACTTAATAGTTGCGATGCGATTTGTCCGGGCTGCATTAGATTGGCGAAGTTCGATACGTCACCAAATTTACCGAGACTTGCGAAACCTGCACCAAGATCGGGGAAGGATGCTCCGAGTCCATCTGTAAGGCTACCGATACCATTTGTTAATAGTTCATCGAAGTTACCAATGGAATCTCCTAGAAACCCACCATCGGTAAAGTCTTTAGTAAGTCCTGTAATACCACCGAAGTCTGTGTTTAAGGCACGAGTAATTGTTGGCATAATATCTATACTTGATCCACTGAATGATTGAACTTGATTAAAAATCTGAAGCCCAGCGCTAATATCCACTGGCATGAATTCGGATGCATGGGCGGTGATTGAAGTAATCAGACTTGAAGAATCGGTTACTTTGGATGCTAGATCACCCAGACCACTGGGTACGGCTGCGGTTAATGCTGCTGCGATACCAGACCCACCAGCTGCACTAGTTATGGCACCCAATGTTCCACTTGATATGGCTGTTAATGGGTCTAATCCTGTATCGCCTACTGCACCACTTGCGGCACTCATTGCCGCCTGTGCAACGATGGCGGTTGGTCCATTTGCTGCTACTGCCATAATAGTAGGGGCAACACTAGCAATACCGGGGATTCCCCCAAGCATTCCGCCGAACATACCAAATCCGCCAGATGTCATTCCTGCAATTTTACATGCCATAATCTTATCCTATAATAACGTTCGAACTACCAGTAGCTCTAGAATGACCACAGGTATCTACATCACCTACACGTATTACGGGAATACCTTCAACTAACACTTTGGTACTACCTTTGCCTGTACGTGCACTACAATGAATAGGCACATCAGGACAAGGGGCGTGTGGGGATACCGGAACACCGGTATAGCACAACGGGCGACCATTCACGGTCACCTTTGTTGAACCTTGCATTGTTGCTCCGCCGCCACCATTAATATCGCCTAGTCTAACTGCCTGTGATGCCATGTAGTTCGTTCACTCCTGCTACTTGAATACCGGATGTGCTTTTGATGTAACTATTCTTAATATCGTCACGTGGAGTAGTTAGCATAGCGACAGCGGTTTTCATAATCTCTACACTCTTATTTATGTCCATACAAAACACACTTGGTTGCATATCCAAGATAGGTTCGCCTTTATCATTTTGAACTAGACCGATTGTGGCTGGTTTTTTTACGACATATTTTGTATCGCCTTCTACTTCTAGTTTGCCGATAATTTCTTCGCCGTTAGTCATTCTAAAGACGAAGATATCGCCTTCTTTTTTACTTTGAACTAACATTGATATATTCCTTTTTGATGATGTTTCTACTGTTATTTATAGATAAATAAATATGATTAAATATTTTGGATAAATACTAAGGTATGAGTACAATAAAAGATTTTGGGGATAAGCATGTTGCCGTTAGTTCTCTTGAGACAAAACTTCACGCAACAAGAAAAGACCCCCGTATAGTTTCAGTGAACTGGTTTTTAGGCAAGAGATGCAACTACGATTGCTCTTACTGTGCATCGTTCTTTCACGACAACTATAGTCCGCATATTAAGTTAGAAGATGCCAAGTCTTTCATCGAAAGTCTGCGCGATGAAGTAAAAACCCAAAACAAAATGATAAAGTTTGCAATCACCGGAGGCGAACCATTCATTCATCCACACTTCTATGAAATAGCAGAGTTCATAAAGTTACAGGGTAACTGTATACAACTTAGCGTCACTACAAACGGATCACTACCCTTAGAATATTACCTACGATGTATTGAACACATTGACACCATCACCGTTAGTTTACATATGGAAAAATCAAACACTATTATAGATAACACAATAGCCAAAATCATAGCATTATCGAACAACGATATATTCCTCAATGTAAACCTTATGGCATTGCCGGGAAAGTTTGATAAAATAAAAGAAATCATTGATGTGTTTCATAAGCACAATATAAAGTTCGTGTTACGGAAAATAATCCCACCATATGAAGACAAGGACGCCATCGTAACCAAGAAGACTCTGACCGTTCCTATAGCAGAGTTGGAAAAAGACTTTGATAAAGTGAAGTTCGACAAGAAGCAATATGCCATTGAAACGACCAGTGATAGATATCTTGAATATTACTCAAAGGATGAGTTGGCATTTCTAGATGCATTTGTTCATAACAGTTGGTGCAACATCAAGTTACATACCGAAGATGATACATTAGAATGCAATACAGATGACCTCATATTACAAGATGCAAACAACTGGCAAAACTGGAAGTGTTATATCGGGATTGACTCATTGTATATTCAACACAACGGGTCAGTTTTTAGAGGAACTTGTATGCAGGGTGGATCAATAGGAAAAATAGGTTCTCCTATTGATTGGCCAAGAGAACCTATTGTTTGTCCTATTTCAAAATGCGGATGCAATGCCGACATGGTAATCAGGAAAGTAAAAGACGACAGATATACTGGGTTGATTAACTAAAGGTAACACCCAAAAAGATAATACCACATAGAATAACGAATATAGCCAAGGCAGACTTCCACCCACATGCATGAGCAAATACATGAATTCCTTCAATGAATAATACTATCATCTCACCCATAGTCTTTTATTTCCTGTTCAGTCATTTTCTGTAGACCATTATTACCACCGTGTACAGCCTTGCCATTAATATAAATCTGCGGAACTGTGCGATGACCTTCTTCTTTTAGAAACTCGCGAGTTCCCGGCGTCATCTCAATGTCAATCTCCAAAAATGGCAGATTGATTTCCGTTAGTTTTTTCTTTGCCTGAATACAGTGCGGACAATCGTTTTTTGTATATAGTTTAATCATTATGTTCTCCTGCTATGTAGATTTATAAATCAAAGTCCTTGAATGTATCGCCGTCTACGTCTTGAACAGTTCCGCCCAAAATATATGATGACACCTGTACTTCTTGAGGAGCCACTTGAACTTCGCTTCCGCTAATCCATTTTTGCGTCCAAGGTAATGGATTGGCTTGTGGAACTTTATACGGGCTTGGTAGTTTAATTGACTGCAATCGTTTATGTGCAATCCATTCTACGTATTGGTTTAGTAGTTCTTCGTTCAATCCAATCATTGAGCCATCCTTAAACAGATATTTGGCCCATGCTTTTTCCTGATCAACAACGTCAGTAAATAGGTTAAGACATTCTTCTTGTGTCTCTTCTGCAATCTTTGCGAAATCGGGGTCGTCGGTGGGTAGATATTTGATCAAGTTCTGCGTAGCTGCCAAATGAACATTCTCGTCGCGGCAAATAAGTTTGATTATTTTAGCGTTGCCTTCCATCTTTTTTAGTTCAGCGAATGCCCATGCACATGCAAAACTCACATAGAAACGAACACCTTCCAATGCATTGACGCTATTGATAGCCATCCAAATATGCTTCTTTAGTTGATAGTCCGACATCGTACGTTTATCATTGCGCCATTTATGTGTAGCATCAATCAACTCGTCGTAATATTTTGCGATTGACTTGGCACATTCCATGACTTCGGTGTTGTCATTGACGGCATCGAATACTTTACTCGGGTTTGCATACACATTGCGGATGATATAGGTATATGATCGTGAATGGATAGTTTCGTTGAATGACCATGTTTCAATGAATGCTTCCAACTCCGGTAAGGTAGCCAATGGCAAGAACGCAAGATTAGGTGATCGCCCCTGAACACTATCGAGGATGATTTGACGTTTCAGGTTGCTGGTGAAAATATGCTGTTCATATTCGCTCAACTCTTTGAAGTCTTTTGCATCGCGCATAATGTCAACTTCTTGTGGCGTCCAGAAGAATCCAATCATCTTCTCGGTAAGTTTTTCAAAGGCGGGATACTTTACTGTCTCGTATCTCTGCATCCCCATTGCCTCGTCTAAGAATAACTTCTTGTTTGTGTGGTCTGTGTGTTTCGTATTAAATACTGTCATTGTTTTCTCCAAATATCGATTTCGGGTTGCATCATAGGTCTAACTCATCAATGCGTAAATTATAGCAATCAGATTTTACAGTGAAGTTATTTGAGGGATCAACCTCTCCCCGCGTAAGCATCGTTGCTTCTTCAAAATATTTCATCTTATCTTTAAATCCAAGTATCCAAGCCGTTGACAAATCCTTACTGACACGAGTGAATGCATAAACGTCACATTTCTGCGTAGTATTTAACTTAGCCACACTACATTCATAATATGGTTTAGGTGCCACGGTTGTTCTTTTTGTCTTTACATCAATTGTAATATCCTCGAAAACAATATCATAATCATAAGTATTACGTATCGCTGCCCCCTCGCCCAAAAAGTCAGCGACAATACGCTCACCAATGAATCCGGCAATGTTACCTGCGCCACCAGTTATACTGTTGTTGAGCCTTCCCATTTCTGCCGATTTTTCGGTAGCTTCGTGTACGATATCACTCGTCAGTTTAACCTCGATCATTTCGTTACTTCCTCGTATAGTTTCGGCATTACATCTTTCATCTTTAATGACGAATCTTGCTCATACCATTCTATGTATCTAGTGAACTTCGCTTTGAGTTCGGGTTTGTATTTATGCGTTAGGTATTCATCAATTCGTTTATCAGATTCATTTTCGATATAGCCAGCTGAATTGTTAAAATCAAGTTCTTTTATATTATCTCGTATAGTATTGACATAATCGATACCAAGCGCATCTAGCGTTAAATATGACGGATGATCAGTTAATGAAAATCCAACTGTCAACTTGTTACTGTGTGTCCATTTGATAAACTTATCCATATGTTCCAATGATAATGCCTGTATAGTATTGACAATGCCCACATGATGTTTTTCTATGTTATGCTGGCAGTAATCCCTGAACATCAATATATTATTTTCTACTTCTGGCCAGTGACTACCCTTTCTAATATAATCCTGCGCATCACCTATTCCTTCGAGGCTTACGCTAACACTTATATACTTGAACTTATCAAGCCGCTTCATTATGGGGATGAAATCAACACTCCCATTACTGACAAAATGTAATCGCACTTTAGATGCCTTGTCTGCCGGAACATTATCTAAAATAGTAAGTAACTTGGTATCAATAAACGGTTCACCACCCAATAGTTTTATGCTTTTTATTTCTTTACTCAATGCATATAACAGAGTGCGATATTCATTGACCATAAATGTATTCTTAGTTCTTTCGAAGTAGTCAGGCTCATCAGCCAGCACCTCTTGAACAAATTCATTACTCTTATCTTTGGCCCATCGGTTATAAATCTGGGTGCTGTCGGCTGGGTTGCACATCGCACAACTGAAATTACAAAGATTATTGGTTTTTATATCGGCATGCATCAACACATTGTCGTGCTTTAATGCATTTTTGACCCACGAGTTATTGATGTCATCCTCTTTGATAAATGTTTGATGATAGATATTTCGTAGGCTTAGTAACCCTGCTTCTTCTTTCTTCCAACAGTTATTACATTCAGATATTTTATTTCCTGCCTCAAGGTTGTCATTCATGTACTTGAAGTATTCGCTGTTTTGCCAATCTGCGATAGCATAATAATCTTTCTCGCCAGTGAAGTCAGATGCTTTCTTGTCGACATGACAACATGGCACAATATCATTTTGCATTCCTGAACGTATAGCAAATCGTGACGCAAAACAAAATGTCTTATTATTAGCCATTTTTGCTCATAGCATACATGCATCGCAATCTTCTGGGTCTTCTAACTCAGATAATGTATCAACTTCATCTTTTTTATCAAATGCATTTTCATCATATTCGCCTTGGCCATCATTGGTATTGAAGTAATAAAGCGTCTTAATTCCCCACTTGTATGCCATAAGCAAATGTTTCAATAACTCACTCATCGGAATCTTTTCATCTTCATAGTGTGATGGGTTGTAGCTGGTGTTTGTTGAAATAGATTGGTCAATGTATTTCTGTAGCACTGCCATAATCTTTAGATAGCCTTCTGGTGATTTTTGATCCCATAATAGTTCATACTTATTCTTTAGGCGTGGATACCCCGGCACAACTTGTTTCAACACACCATCCTTAGATTGTTTGACTGATACATACGAGCGCGGCGGTTCAATGCCGTTTGTGCTGTTGCTGATTTGCGATGAAGTCTCCGATGGCATAAGGGCCATTAATGTGGCATTACGAATGCCAGTATCTTTTAGTTGCTCGCGAAGTGCTTGCCACGGCATACGTTCAACATGCGGGACCAACTCATCAACCGTCTTCTTGTATGTGTCAATGGGCAGGATACCATCACTGTATCGGGTGTTTGCATTTAGTTTACATGCACCTTTTTCGGCAGCAAGGTCTGCGCTTGCTTTGATAAGATAGTAACTCCACGCTTCGGCATACTCGTCAATCAACTCCAAGTTTGGTTCAGAATATGATGAGTCGTGCTTGGCAAGGAAGTATGCTAGGTTGATGATCCCTACACCTAATGGTCTATAACCTTTTGAATGTAGTTCAGCAGCAAGCACTGGATACTTCTGGTAATCAAGTAATGCGTCTAGTCCACGCACCGCAAGTTCACAAGGACGCTTGAAGTCTGATGGTTCTTTAACATTTCCCCAATTCATAGCCGACAATGTACATAAAGCAATCAATCCATCCTCGTCTTTTAAATCTATAAGTGGCTTAGTTGGTAGGGCAATCTCTTGACAGTTATGAACCAACACATCGTTAGCAAAAAAGTTTTCTGTGTCTTTTACTGTTATGTCGTATACGGCTTCTCGTTTTGCTAATTTAGTTACTTTTGCCATTTATCATTCTTCCTTGTTTCCATCCAGTTTCTAAATGTTTATTCAACTTATCTTTATGAATTCTCTTGTTCTCATCGTCTTTAGTAACCCACGTATATTGCTTATTAGTATCCGAGGCATATTTATCCTTTATGTCTAGAAATGACAATAGAACATCAGTTTCCGTTAATTCCCTAGCAGCAACATACCCTCTGTTTTCTGTCCAAAACAAATGATCGCCCGTGCAGACAACTGACTGCATACCATCATCTGTTTCAACCTTATAAAGCTCCGCGTCTGGATTCGTCATACCAAACGCAGTTATAGATTGAAACTCAACGGTATTTGTCTTGGTATTATATGACTTAACCAAAACTGTTTCATATTTCTTAATGAATTTATCTACTTCGTGAATTTCGATTGAAAAGATTTCATTATCACATTTTACCGTTATCTTAGTATCTGCTACCAGACAAAGATTACTCATACGCACTGCGGCTACATCTGGTTTGAATGATGAATGGTCGTTGACGTTATCTACATTCATAAGATATATACGACCAGTATTCTTTCGTTCTTCCATAAATGCAGAGAACAGTTCTGATGCTTTTACACGTTTCTTGCGAATGTAGTTATTCTTTTCAGCACGTTCGTATAGTTCTTTGAACTTATCTTGATCATTAAAGAAGGATTCGTATAGGCCCGGAACATCGCTTGGGCTGAATAATGTAATATCGGCATTTTGGATAAGGCGCTCATAAAACAACTTACTGAACTGCACTGAGTAATCAATGTGGCGCACACGATTATCGTCGGTGCCTTTGTTGTTCTTTAGCACGAGTAGGTCTTCTACTTCATAATGCCAGATGGGATAATGAAGTGTTGCACTATTATGAACAACCATCATCTTATCTGGATTTTTCCCGGCGTAATAATTCTCGGTAACATCTACTGAAAAATCAGCAAATTCCGGGGTAATATTGGCAGGACGAAGTTTTGTGATTGTAGATTTTTCGGTGTTTGTCCAACAAATATCCCCAACTACAAGATGTTCGGCATCCACATAATCCCAAATTTCGTTTCTAAAGACAAGGGTTGGATGAATCGTGCTTGTAATGACAGATGTGCCATTTTCAAGCATGATTTGTATTTGATTTGTTGATGGCACAAACGGTCGCATGGTGGCTTTAACAAAGTTATATTCATCCATGCCTGATTCAATATTTCGGGAGAGGACATACTCACCCTCACTGACATTTGTTATTTTTGTATTATTCGTTAATAAACGCATTTGCATTGATGCATTTTTTATTTCCTCATTTGTCATATTGGCCAATGTATCTATTAAATGTTTTACACTAACCTCATTGTTATTTATACGAATAGTGTCGGAAATATTATAAAATTTTCCTGCATGTTCTAACCCAGAACACGTTTTTACATAAGAATCTGCGCTAACACACCCACCACGCACACCGCCTTGTGAATTATGAGTGAGTACCATTTCACCATCGTGTGTCTCGGACGCAAAGAAAGTGTGAGTGTCCTCTACTGTAATATCAATGTAATCTTCTGTTTGATTATCGTTTTCACATGAATAAAGATAGGTAACTCCGTTGTCAGTGATGATTTCATCAAGCTCTGTTATTTCATCTGGTTTCTTCTCTACCACATTGCTACCCAGTTGAATCATGATAGGGTGGTTTTCTGAACAGTGAATTACTGTTCCATTAGTAAATTCCAACTTTCGTTGGGCAGACTTTTGAACTATGGTGTTCCATACATCTGTAACTTGTTTGAAAACAATAATATCTTTATCTTTATCTTTTGTTTTTATTTTCATACCCGCCCGAAGGTCCGATAATTTAATTCTCTTAGATTTTTTTGTCATTTTTTTTATACCTTTTGATTTCTTCTGTAGTCCATTCATGAATTTTTGTCATATGATTAGTAAAATTTCCAGCCATAAATTTGTGACCATCTTTGCATCCAAAGGGACATGATATTTTATGTTTCTCTTGAACTCCGGGCATATTCATTGCACTTACTCCCCCTTGCGTTCCAAATCATCAGTTTCATCAAGAATTTCCACATAAGTATCTGGTTTTAGACAACATGATTTTACTGCGGTTTGGAAATGCTTAAAGAACGGAATGACACCTGTATGATATGCATCGCCATTACGAATAGACGCACCGATAGCACGAATACTACCAGCGCCGATACCGATGCCAGCCTTTTGTGATACATATTTCACAATAGCGGAAGATGACGCATTAATGGAATCCAATGAATCGCCTGTTTCGATTAACACACACGAACTGAATTGTCGTTGCGGTGTTCGTACACCAGCCATAATAGGTGTAGGCAACGAGATATCAAATGTTGATATAGCATCGTAATAATCTTTTACCCATTGTAGTCTGTCTTTTTCATAATGACTGAATAGGCTCATTGCTACTAGCATATAGCACATTTGTGGTGTTTCGAAGATTTCTTTAGTGACACGGTTTTGGACAAGATACTTGCCTCTAAACTGTTCCATAGCGGCGTATGTTAGGTCATTATCTCGGACGTGTCGGATGTATGAGTTTAGTAGTTCATATTCTTTTTCATCGTATGCAGATAGAAGTTCGGGGTCATAAAAACCACTCTTAACATTCTTCTCTACCAGTTGACGCAATGCCCACGGTTCATATTGTCCGTATACTTGTTTACGTAGATGATAGTTAATCAGACGACCGCCAACATATTGGTAGTTTGGTGTCTCTTCGGAGATTAAATCTGCTGCTGATTTGATTAATGTTTCTTGAATGTCGGTTGATTTAATGCCATTATAGAATTGGATTTGGGAACGAATTTCTACTTCTGAAGGCGACACTCCTGTAATGCCATCACACGCATTGAATACTACCTTATGTAGTTTTTCAATATCAAGTGTTTCTTTATCCCCTGTGCGTTTTGTTACAGTTATGTCTGTCATATTAATCCTATCTTTTTATATCGTTCTATTGTCATATCCAAATACTCAAGAGAGTTATCAATTCCAATATATTTTCTACCATTATTTACGGCGGCGATCCCTGTCGTGCCACTACCAGAAAACGGGTCAAGAATAGTATCCCCTTCTACTGATACCAGCTTCAACATCCATTCTGCCAATGGCACTGGATATGCTGCTGGATGGCTATGTTCTTTTTTGGCATTATTTGATACAGAGATTTCAACATAATCTTTACATCGGGTAAACCCTGCCTGTGGTTCTTTATCATCGGTGAACCCACTGCCCCATTGTTTTAGTGATTGTCCAACATCTTGTTTACGAAACGAGATATTTTTGGAGAATGTGCCGTTAGCCTTTGGGTATGCGTTCGGCTTGCCTGTGTTAGAAAACCACAGAATTCTTTCCCATGATCGTCTTGGTCGGTTGATATTGCCGACAGGGGGGCCATCTGGTTTGATCCAAATAAGTTCTTCACATTCTTTCCATCCACTTTCTCTAACAGCCAGTCGTGTTCTCAAAACGTAATCTGATATTTCGCCTTTTGAAATATTTTCACGAATGTTAATCAAACAACTTCCTGTGTCGGAAATCAACGGCTTTACCTTACTCATCCAATCGGTTGTCCATGCTGGATATTTATCTTCACTCACTCCATTATAGAATTTTTTGCGCTGTTCGGCATAAGGCGGCGACGTTACCAACGAAGTGAAACTTACATCACTGATATCAGTAACATCGCCATGATAAAGTGTTATATTGTCCGTTTCGAATACTTTTCTCATTATTTTTTCATCTTTGTTATAATCATTTTTAGATCATCTGGGTTGTCGAGATTGACGGTCGATTTATAGTTTTTCCAATATTTTTTGTCAGTAAGTCTATACTGAACCCTTAAACCGACTGACCGAACTTTTAAGTTTAATTTCTTGCTCAAGCGTGAACCACTAGGTCTTGTTTCAATCTCAGATTTATTAGGACCATCAAAAAGCGGTGTCCCTAAATTTAATGTATCAGCACCGACGTGATACAGCCCAAGACCGCCGATTTGAATATAGTTATCGCCCTTTGACATCAAATAATTTCTGATGAATGTGCAATCTTCGTATTTCACGTGTGTAGTGCAATCTTTGCGAATTGGATTCTTATTGAACTTATCCCACGCTTCTACATCTACTGTAAACGGAAACCCGTCATTTTTGATTAGACTAACATCGTTGACGGATTCGACTAACTTTGCATAAGATTCAGTTTTATTATTTTCATTAAGCACGGGCAACACGTTGTCACCAAGTGGATTGATTGCGTTTAATGAATTATCGCTGGTTTTGTATTGGATAGATGTTCCGCCCAACTGAGCATTCATATTTAATTTAAGTTCTAGATTGAGAGCGTCGCCAGACTTGGTATTCATAATGGACAAGTCGTGGTTCTTAGAGTTGCCACCTGCGAGTATTGACATATCGGTAGTTAAGCCCAAGCTAGAAATAAGCGAGGTGCCGCAAGCTACAACTGTATCTTCGTAAGTAAAACCTTTATTTTTCATTTTTATTTTCCTGTAATTATTTAATATAGTTATTATACCACTCCTGATATACGTACTTCCATATAAAAATAAATTAGATTATTGTTTGTCTATGTCTTTGGAATCGTATTGAAATAGTGGCAATATTTCAATTTGTTCTTTACTTATTACTTGCCCATAGTCATAATTTAGAACATAATCTTGAACCATTACTGTATTGGTTATTCCTTCTGGAAGCTTATAAACACTATATATTATATCATTTTTATCGAATAGTTCGCTATATAATATTGTATAAAATATACCAAGAGCCACGCCAACATCATCATAATGATTGTCATTAATGAGTTCCCAAGCGGTTGGCCAAGTTTCTGGTAGGTCGCTTGCAAAGTATTGATTACTTAAAGGTGCGGTTGACCATAAAGTAGCAACATCCTGTAAGCATTGAAGTGTATCGGAGCCATCAAGGTCCATACGAAATCTACGCCAGTATTTAAGTCTTTCTTCCGAAGAAAGGTTGAACATAAAGGTATTTAGACTTGTTTAAATGCGGTTATACAAATGTGCGGATGCTGTATGTCATAGTCGCATCGGCACCCGTATCAGTGTAGTAATATAATGTTGTTGTGCCAGCGGCATTAACAAGGCTGAAGTTAAATCCAACATCGCCATTGTTTTCGTCATATTCTTCACTAAGCACTTGGTTTGAACTATCGTGTGTGATACGAAGGACACCATTGCGCACGGCTGAACCTCGTGTAATAGTATATTCAATCTCGACATACTTTTCGTTGGTATCACTGAACGACAACCCTGCGGTTACGATAGCTGATGCTGTATCAACTAATGATATAGTTGCGCCCGGTGTTCTTTCTAGTTTACCAAACTTCATACGCTCTTGGTCAAATGACAACGATGCTGCGCCATTGTTTTCAATGCGAGCAAAGGTAGCGTCATCTGCGTTCGAACGTTCAAATATATCACCGATACTATAGCAATCGCCAGAAAGGAAATCAATAACAGGCGTGGCTGGTGAGCCAGCACCTGCGCCACTATTGCCAACGTCATTAAAGAAGTTGAATGCGGTGGAAACCTTGCCGTCATAAACGTGGATACCACGGTCATACACATTATCAAAGGTTGAGTTAATGATTTTAACACCCTTTGGGGTTGTACTTGAATCATCAAGTCCAATCACTGCGCCTTTGAATAAGTTTTCAAAGCGACATCCAGAAAACACAACTGAACGAACTTCATCATCGATTTGTGCACCATACGAGTTATTTTCAAAAATACAGTTGTTGAACTTAATATTAGTGGAATACTTTGCGCCAAGGCTTTCTATGCGCACACATGCTTTGCCTGTACCTAGTGTCGTTGGAATAGATGCTGATTTATCACCAATGAATGTGCAGTTATCGAAATGCATATTATTAACTTGGTCTACAAGGAAGCAATCTGTATCGGCACCAGCTTCAAATACCATATTCATAATGGTAATATCACGTGGTTGTGTCGCACCAGCAGTAGCGATGTTTGCACCTATTTGGTTTTTACTATCGGCGGTTTGTGCTACATTAGTGATAGCC